CATTAGTTGTTTTACAAAAGGTACCTGCCTGTGATACTGATTAAATAGTTCATCAGCTTTTTCTTTAGTAACACCTAACTCTGCTTGTAGTTTTGTTTTACCCATACCATAGAATAAACCTAAGTTAATTGTCTTAGCTTGTGATCTATCTATCTCTGCCATATCAGCAACTGTTTGGTGAAAGTCTGTATCTAAATTATCTCTATACTCATCAACAACATCATAAACCGATGGAAATTTTTGTAATGCTGCATAGTGTACAACTAATCTAGGTTCCTGTTGTGAATAGTCAAAGCAACCCCAGGTATGATTTTTTTCTGGTAAAAATAAACTTCTAATCATTGGCCCAAGATCTTTATTCCTTGCAGGAAGTTGTTGTAGGTTTGGATTTGAATAACTAAATCTTCCAGTTACTGTTCCACCTTGATCTGATCTTATTTGATTTATATCAGCATGTATTCGTCCTTTGTGTTCATACCTTAAAATAGTATCAATAAAAGTTGTGTGTGCTTTATTAATTTCTCTTGCTTTAGCAATCATCTTTACAACAGGATGTTGATGTTCTTGTAAAAAATTTTTAGTAAATGATGGCGATTGAGTTTTTTCAGTTACTGGATATTTTAATTTTAAACTATCAAATACTTTTGCAATACTTCTTGCTGCCCATATTTGTGGATCAACTCCAGTTTCTTTTTTTACACCTAATAACAACTCTTCTTCTTGAGACTGTAATTGATCTTTTAATTGTCCTGCTCTATCTGCATCAACTCTTACACCTTTAAATCTCATATCTACTAGACATGGAAATAAATCTGTTTCTAAATTAAAAATAGATTCTATATCTTGTTGAACAATTTCTGATTTAAATTTTTGCCACAACTCTAAAGTAAGTTGTGCATCTTTTTCTGCATACGCACCTACATACATTGGTGGTAACTTCCACATATCTGCTTTAGGATCTAATCCTCTAGATTTTGCTTCATCATTCAATGCAGCTTCATTTTTACCATGACCTAAATATTCCCATGACAATGCATTTAATGAGTATGCAAATCTATTTTCATCTATAAGACTACCTGCAATCATAGTATCTACCACTAAACCATTGATTTTTATACCTAAATTACGTATCCAACATACGTCATACATTGCATTATGAAAGATTTTCATAGCTGGACAAGCCATAGTATCTGCAAACCATGCTAATACTTTTTTTCTATCCATGTTGCTCCCCGATCCGTGAGCAATAGGAAAATAAAAATTTCTACCTGTAACTGCAACAGCTATACCAACAACTTCACCATTACCAATAACTGAACCAGATCCTTTTGATTTTAAATCTGGATCCCTAGTTTCTAAGTCAACTGCAATTTCATCGTATTGTCTTAAATCTGGAAACTCTTCTGGCTCAATCCATTCTGTTTGTGCTGTAAACATAGGTACTTTCATTATATTTTCTCCTTTAAAGAATCTAAATAATCTTGTTCATCTTTATCTAATTCTTTTGATGTATCTTCATCACCAAAAATTTCATTCCATCTTTTTTTATATATATCATTAGTAGGTCTAGATTTACCATCCCACTGTCTACCCTTTTCTTTTTTTGTCATTCTTTTCCTCCTCTTTTAAATGATTAATTTCTAAATCGCAATAGTGTTTTATTTTTTCTAAGTCTTCTATTGCTTTACCTTTAGACAAATATCTACAAACATATTTAATTATATTTGCTTGTAATGGATTCAATTTATTTTTTCTTATAAATGTCCAGGGTTGAATGAAAAACTGTTTGTAGTGAGATCCTCCAATTTGTTTTTCATTTGCTGTTTTAATTTCATTAAAAATACTACTATCTGTCATTACTTTCTCCTATAAGTTATTTGTGGCAGTTGTTGATTTAACGGGTAAATAAAAAATGGGAGTCGAAGGACCCGAACCAACTCTGCTCGTCAAAGCCCGAAGCTGCCACTCTCCGTGAGATAACACCCCTTCTATCCCGTTCTGTTTAAAACTACAAAGGATACCCATAACGCTCCTTTTTTGGTTTTAATATGTATAAATTTTCTTTAGCTCTAGTTGCACCTACATACCAAACTCTATGCTCTTCATCAGATTTTTCAATACTGTTTTCTATAGAGTCTCTTATCTTTTTAGCATTATCTAAAACTAAAATAACATTTTCACATTCACCACCTTTTGCTGCATGAATAGTAGATACTTCTATTCTTGGTAGTTGTGATAATTTTTCTCCATTGGCTAACATAGTTCTAATATAAAAACATTCGTCCTGGTCTGCTCTTGTAAATAAGTTATACCAAATAGCATCACTACCATAACCAAAATCATCCATAGTATAATATTGTTTATCCTCTTTAAATTTAAAGAATGGACTATCTGGTAGGTATTCATGTATCTCTCTTACATCTGCTAAACTAAGTGTTGAACCTCCACATAAAGCATTAAAATTTAAAACTGCTTTATATAGTCTTGAATCATAACTCTTTCCAAATCTACAATTGTAATAAAGATTATTTTTTTTCAATTGTTTTGATATTTCATCAGAACGATAAGTAGTTCTGGTTAATATTAACCACTGATCTTTTGATAAATCTAAATGTTCTATATTATAAATTGGTTCAACTTTTCCTGGAGATCCATCTTTAGGTTCATATCTTTTTTCTTTTCTGGTGTTTATTCTACTTACAATTACTTCTGATATTTCTTGAATATTCTTAGGTACTCTATTTGATTTTGGTAATACTTGTTCTATAGCAGGTTCATTTAAAAATCTACTTACATCTGCACCAGCCCATGCAAATATAGCTTGGTCATCATCACCAGCTAGATAAACATCTTCAGATTTTTCTTTAAGTACATCAAACATTTCCCATTGTATTGGAGATAAATCTTGAGCTTCATCTATAAAAATTACATCAAACTCTTTACATTTATGTTTTTCTTCTACAAAATTTTTAATCATATCATTGAAGTCATATAAAGTGTCACCTTTAAAATGATTGTAGTTTAGATATATGTGTCCTAATGTTTCATAATCTACATCATCACTCCATTCATTTGTATTAAACTCTTCTTCCGGAGAAATATTTTTGACTCTAGCTTTATTGATAAGTTTAAAATATTCACTATTAAAATTTAAATAACCAGACTCATCACCTGTATCAGTGACTCTTAAATTTAATTCTTTACCTAGTTGTTCGTAGTGTACTGGTTGCATAACTTTTTCTTCACTCATACCTAATGTATGAAATGCAAAAGAATGTAAGGTTTGAAAGTATCTTAAATCTTTTTTTTCTAGTTGAGGGTTTCTATCTAACATTCTATTTTTTGCTTCATTAGCAGCCTTTTTTGTAAATGCAAAATAACCAATTCTATTTAAGTCGGTACCTTTTTTAATATACTCATCAACTAAATCTAATAGAGTAGTTGTTTTACCTGTACCTGGAGGACCAAATATTTTTTTAATCATTAAAAATTACTCTGTTCAACATTACTTTTAATAACTTGTTCTGGTTGTATTTTATCTTCTAATAAATCCGGAAACTTATCTAAAGATATTTTAACTACACTAACTGGAGAATGTGAGGTTTTATCTCCAGATTTTTTTGGAAATCTTTTACCTATACCAAACTCCGCTTTAAATAATCTTGTTAGTCTTTCAGCTGTTAAACCTTTACTCTCTTTCCATTCTTTATTTTTTAAAGAATCAAAAAAACTATTGTAAATAAAAAATGCTTCCATACCTTCTATTAGTACAGCACCTGTTTTAAATGCTGCGTATGTTGCTGCCTTTGGTCCATTTAAATATTTAAGTAAATACTCTTCAATCATTTCATCATCTGATGTACCTTTTGGTGGAGGAGTTGTTAATTTAGGTGGAAATAAATTATCTAAAATATCTTGAAACTCATTTGTTTTTATTTTAGGTGGTATCATATCAGCTGCTGCACCAATGATTGCTCTTATGTTATCTAGTTCAATTATTTGTTTTATATTTTTTGCTCTGACTTCTTTTGTTGTTTGTCCATCTGCTAAAGTTACATTGAATGTATATTGTGGTTCTGGATAAGTTATTTTTTGTAATCCAGATAATGCTGGAAACAATCTTTGTTTATCAGATAAGTAACCAAATTTTCTTTTTCTACATTCTGCTTTCATACATACTGGTTGTATTGGATCTTCATTACAAGTATGTCCTTTTGTTTCTCTTGCCCAAGATTTTAATTTCTTTTTAGTTTTATCTTCTGTCCAATCGATAACACCATTTGCTCCGGGTTCAAAATATTTTCCTGGTGCTGCAATAACCATTCTCTCCCAATCATCTGGATATTTCTTTTTAGCAAACACCATATAGTTATATAAGAATCTATCTCTACCATCTTTTAGTTTATCTTTAGTTAGTATTGAAAGACATGGTGGGCCATCATTAAACTCTTCACCACCACCATTTAATAAATTTTTAGTATGCTCTAAAGAAAATTCTTCTAGTTGATCAGCGGTGTATGTATTAGCATCTATAACATCTACAAATTGATCAAATGTAAATGTTGTACCATCTAAATTAAACCCAACTCTTTCTGTTTTATTGTAGTAAGGTAAATTTATATATTGACCCATGTTCCATTTACCTTCTGAGTCTTTACCTAATTCAGTTTGTTTAGGATATATTTCAATGTTGGTAGGTAGTTTTAAAGTAAATAATAATCCTTCTAAAAAGTTTCTAATTGCAACTGCTCTAATAGGTTC